AGCCGTTCTTGATGACCGTCACGATCAAACCGTGCTAAGGGTATCCACGAGTGCGACAGGATAAAAATCTCGCCCGTCTCAAGTGGAAATTCGAGACAAGCTGACGTAAAGTCCTCTGTTTCAGATAGGTCATAGCCGCCAATACACTCACGCCCCTTTAGCGTTTCGATATCAAGCACTTTGTTGTTCTTATTGATCGTCGCGACATCGACAAAGGACATTTCATCAACGTCGGAAAAGATATTGAACTGCTTAGTGACCCAGTCGGCCCGCTCTTGCGGACTTTTCTTATCCTTTTTCCAGTCATTGACCAGGTTGACGAAGTCCATCAGGCAGATGTTTGGGTTCGCCTTGATCCAAAACTCCGGCTTGTCCATTTCTTCCAGGTCATCCAACTTGGCAAGATAATAAAACGTCCGGTCATCGACCTCGATACCGTTAACAACGCTCTTCCCGATCTCGTAAAAGTCCATCAATGGGCCGTCTAATACATAACCGGCTGTCGTAATGTAGATGATCAGCGGCTGTTTTCGGGCACCGCGGCTCTTTTTGATGACGTTAATCAGCTTAAAGTCCTTGAATTCGTGAATTTCATCGAAAATGCCCAGGTGCGTGTTCAGCCCGTCCAGTCGTTTACTATCGGATGCACGGGCTTCGATTTTCGAATACGCTTCGTCAAACCGGATCACCGATCGCTGAGGCTTATACTTTTTGGACAGATACGGCGATTTCTCCACCATGGCCTTGGCTTCATCGAATAACTCATGCGCCTGTTGCTCGGCGTTCGCCAGCACGTAGACCCGTGCGCCGTTTTCTTCGTCAAACCCGAGCATGTAGTTGGACACGCCCGAGATCAGCGTCGTTTTCCCGTTTTTACGAGAAACGAAGACCAATCCCTCGCGGAAACGTCGGACTCCGGTATCTTTATGCACCCAGCCGAACAGCGAACCGATCACAAAGTGTTGCCAGGGTTGCAAAACAAGCTGGTCAAAGTCGCCTTTACTCGGTTTGCATTTCTTTTCGATAAACCGAATGGGACGATGCGCCCTTTCCTCGTCAAAAACCCATGGAAATTCATCGGTCCCCTGCCGTTTCAGGTCGTTTATGTGCCGTTTGGCAGCCGATATATTCTCCTTTGACGCTGGAATGGAACCATCAATCAGCCGTTCAGCGTACCACGTTGTGAGTAGTTCCGGATACGGTTCCTTAAGAAACGCACCCCAGGATGCCTGTTCTTCCCGGTAAGCGTCCCACCATTGGGTCAATTCGGTGTAATTCATATCCAAAAGGGGCTTAGAATTCATCTTCATCATCGTTTCTGTCATCGCCATTCAGCTTTATAGCGAGTTTTGCACGTGCGGAAGGTGATAGACCAAGGTCGGCACCGAATGACCGCATTTGTGCAGCCGCGTCTTTCTTACGCATAATCAGTGGATTCGATTTTCCGTCCACCCAGAGCCCCATACTCTTGATCTCTTTGGTGTACTGGATATATTGGGCGTAAGCATCGCAAAACAGCGCCAGATGGTCAATGTCGGCTTCATTAATCAGCTCAACTTCAAGCAGCAGTTCGGCCAGCCGTTTGAACTCTTTCTTTGCAGCGGTTGGCAGCCATGCCGGCGGTTTGATATTCTCAGCCCGCATCTGCAGTTTCTTTTCATTTTCGGCACGTTTATTAAGCTGTTCCTTTGTGCGCCGGTTCGGGTTCCCCTGAACCAATTGCAATCTTGCTGATTTTGCTGGTGTCGGCATGGTCTGTCACCTCCTCAAAAAAATTTTATTTTGGTCTTTACAAATCCGCAGGGTCGATATACGATGTTATCGAAAAAGATGGTAACCAATCCCGAAAGGGAAGGATACCATCTTTTTTTGGCATTTAAAAAATATTGATCAGCGAATTTATTGTAAAGGATGGCCCGCACCGTTTATTTTCATCACTGAATCCTTCATTTCTCGACCAGGGGGGATATCCAATAATTTTTTAATATTTGAAATCGAATCAGCTGCGCTGGCACGTTGTCGCTCTATTTGTGTCAAACATGTGAACAAAATGTGATAAACGCAAACGAATCAAACAATGAATCTAACTTGTTTCATTGTTTGAATAGAACTTCATCACATCATGGTTCTGCTTCGGCTTTGGTTTGCCACCACTACGCTCTGGATGATCACGGTTGTGGCATTCATCGCAGGTTGCTTCGAGGTTATCTTGATCAAAGAACAACGCTAGATCATCTCGTGCAGGAACACGATGATGCACCGTGTTTGCAGGTGTGATCAGTCCACGACGTAAGCACTCTTGACAGAGATAAGCATCACGAATCAGGACAACATGTCTGCACTTTGCCCATCTTGTGGTATGGTATAACGCATCAATGTCATCACGTTGTCTAGGCATCGTCAGTGAATGCCTCTGATCCGCTGCATCATTCTAATCTGTTTGTCTCGATTCAATGCATATTCTTCAGTGCATTTGAGATTATATAATGCATAATACAAACGTTCGGATAAGAATATATTAATCAATATTAGAACAACGATAACCCATAGCATCAAGCATCACTCCCCGTCTTAATGATCACGTCTCATGATCCGATAGCAACGATACGTATTGATCAGAGATTGAATCACAGAAGCGCGTTTACGATTGGACTTATAGATCTTCCAGTATTGTTTCATGGTTCATCACCACCGATTGATCCGGACCGTTGGCAAGATCAACTCCGATATACCTCTTCGTTTTATCTAGTTCCTTCAGCGCTTGTGTTGCCTTCTTTGCTTCACGTTGCACGGCTTTCAATCCCTTCAGTGCATCGCTGCAATCGATATTCACTTTGACCGTTAGTTCACTGATTGGTTTGCCCAATACCTCAGCCTTCTTATAGGCAACTTCCTGGCATTTCAAGTATTCATCCATTGCCTCTTTCGGCATCTTATCTTTCTCAATACTTCCGCCTTGTGATCTAATCTTTATTGGTGGAACTGGCGGTTCCCATCCATCCGTAATCGGTTTGCTCTGATCTGCCATCTCTGCATAACCTCCTGAATACATAATAAAAAGCACTCCGCATTGAGTGCTTTAGAGAAAATACCCTCTCACTTATAGTTGGCAGATGGACGCGAAGTGGACGCGTTTTTAAATTTTTCTTTTGACGATTTAATACAATCTTGGACCCGTCGTCTTGATAGATTAAGTTCTGCCGCAATCTGCCTTTGACTCAGTCCATATCCTTCAGCCAAAATGAAAACTTGCCGTTCTCGAATGCTCAACGTCATCAGTGCATCTACGATGCGCTGTTTGTCCTCAGCATCTAGCGGTTCAGGATCTGGCAGCAGATCCAAGCACGGATACAGGTCCATATCCGGCTCAAAGGTCGTCATCTGGTATGATGATCGTGACCCCCAGTCTTTTCTGTTGCCCGGTTCCTTGCCTGATCGCATCCAGGATAAACTGTACGACAGATTCGATATTAAGCGATTCACGGCCTCACGTTCGACTTTGTCGGCCTGATTGACTTTGCCGTGATAATTTCGTAGTTCGGTCATGGTTGTTTCGTATTCGTCAATTAATTGGCCAACCCACGGACCGTTAAGCTTTTCAATCGTCATCCTGCTGCCTCCTTGCTTGCTCTGTAGATGTCCTGTACCCAATCAACGAGCATCACCATCTGATTGACAACCAGCTTATTATTTTCGTATCGCTCACTGATTTCAGCAGATGACTGCATGATCCACTTCCAAAACGGATCACTGTCCAAGCCAAGAGACGATGCTTTATTGTTGACTTCAAGTACCCAGTCGGCAACATCGCCGAAAAACTTTTTATAATCCATGGCTCACACCTCTTCAATCTTGATGTAGATGCCTGGCGTATCTGCCCAATACTTCTCAATCACTTCACTGGCTACGAGCGCGTCATCTTTCCAGTATCCTAACGCCGTCATGCAATCTTTCAGCAATTTCACCAAGTTATCAGTATCAGGTTTCGTCGTCTTGTATGCGCCGTTCTGATGCTTACCCGACTTCTCAAAGCACCACCAGCTAGTTAAGCGAATGGCTGCTTTATATTTTTCAGCTGGTACATGCTGTCCAAGGTAAGCCATCAGCTTCGACCGTGCAGCCTGCAAGTCATCGGGTTCATAAAAGACTGGCTTGCCTTTCAGCACTCGTACCTGTTTCTGCTGATGTGTTGTTGTCGGAACTTTCATCGGCATGAAAAATTCAGTTACCATATTTTGTCAATCCTTTTATTTTTAGTTTCGCCTTAGTGTCTGTGGTGTGCTCCGTATGTCGTCGTGCGTAAGCTGTCGCACGACTACGGCTCACACGGACACACACGCAGGGT